AGGTGTGCTTGCTGCCTCTCTTGCTGCTGCGATTCTTGCTCTTCTACGCATTCTTGATTTTCGACCCATAATGGTTCCTCCGATGTTATAAATAGTGTCTAAATTAACTAAGTTCTACAAACTTAATATTCCTTCTAAACGACCTAGTGCTGAAACCCCAGGTTTCATTATAATCTAACTTCGCCATGCAAGGTACATTAATCTTTGCATAATCTAATTGAGGGTCCACGCCCCAGCATTTAATATCAACCTGATTACTTTGATTGTCAATTGTTTTCAAGATCCAATAGTCTTTACCAGTTTTAGTTTTCTTCTCAAGTACTTCACGAATAATGAACCAGCATAAACGTAAGTCTCTATCATATTCTCCAATTGGCGGGACTTTGAGTTTGTCAAACTTTTTAAGTAACTTATCACTAACAACCTCTGCAACTGGGTAAATCCCTGTTAATTCCGTCAAGAATGCCATCTTTTCTGCTTTGTTAAAGTCTCCCTCTGGTTCATATGTCTTAATATTATCCAAAAGGTTCTTCTCCTTCTTAGGACGATCAACCGCGATTGCTGACCAGAAGTGTTTCAAACCTGAGAATCGGTCATCAACCATGTTGTTTAGAGCACCGGATCTTGCCAAAACATCAAGTGCTTTCTTGTTTAGTTTAGAATAACTAAGGTTCTCATTGAATAATAACTCCTCTGGTGTATTAAAAGGTCTGTGCTGCAAGATCTGCTCGACTGCTTTATCTCCAAGACCTTTGATAGAAGTCAAAGGTTGAACTAAAGTTTTCTTCTCAGTCTCACTAATCTCCCAAACCTGACCTGACTCATTAATATCAGGACGTTTTACTCGATATCCAAGACTTCGTACAATGTTGATTGCTTGTTCTTTTCGTCCTTCTGGTTCCTTGTCGAGAAATGCTGCCAACCATTCAACGGGATAGTAAGTAAGAAGATGGGCACACTGGTAACTAAGAATGCTGTAGCTAACAGCGTGGGACTTATTAAAACCGTATCCTGAAAAGTATTCAAATGTTTGCCAAAGTGTTTGTGCATCGCTTTCTTTGATACCTTTTTCAACGCAACCTTCAATGAACTTTTTGTGGATTGCCATTTTCTTTTCATTACCTTTACCTGTTCCTTTTTTAGTTAATAACTTCCGAAGTAAGTTGCCTTCGTCAAGTGATAAATCTTTACCCAACTTGTGAGCAAGCAACGCGATTTGCTCTTGGAAAATTAAGAATCCATAAGTTTCTTCAGTTACTTCTTTTACCAAAGGGTGCAAATACTTCACACTCATCGGATTTCGCTTTGCTCTTACATAGTGATTGTGAACCTTTGCCGATAGTGGACCTGGACGATAAATCGATGTAATCGCTGAAATATCAATGATTGACTCTGGTTTTGCCTTCTTACAAAAACCTTGTGCTCCCTTCTCTGTAAACTGGAACACTCCTGCCCACTTGCCACGATGGAAAACATTCTTGTAAACCTTTTGGTCGTTAAGGTCTAAAACATTAGGTTCTAAGTTCTCGTCATACCACTTCTTTACATCATCGAACGTAGGTTCCTTAATCCCATGGTGTCTGCGAAGAATATGACTGATAGCACCCTCTACCATTCTGAGACTTGCGAGTCCAAGAATATCAAATTTAATAAATCCAAGAGGTTCAAGATGTCTGACGTTTTGTCCCTCACTCCATGGTGTTTGTTGTACGCCGCCACTATTAATCAGTGGCATGTGATTGTTTAATCCATCAGCAATAACCACACCGCCAGCGTGACGACTGATAGATCGTACCTGACCATAAAGATTGTCAACGTGTGTAGCGATGTGTGGATACTTGTTAAGAAATTGTTTAAGTGTTGCACTGTATTCTTTTACCTCTTCAAATGTTGGAGCGTAAACTCCTGCTGTAATTCCGTGTGCTTTCTTTGCAATCGGAGTTGCCTCCTTTAACATCACAGAAGTTACACGGTTTACCTCTGTAAAGTCAACACCATAGAACTTTGAGATGTCTTTGATTAGTGAACGTAACTGTAGCGTGTTGTAATTGCTAATTGGAACTACAACATCTTTGCCCCACTTGTCAATTAGAATCTCTTTGAGAACCATAGGGTCGGCAACATCATAGTCGATATCTGGGTAGTCAACAGCATCCCTTCGAAGAAATCGACTAAAGAGGAGACCATACTCGATGGGATCAATACCAGTAATATTAAGTACATAAGCCACAAGAGAACCAGCAGCACTACCGCGACCAGCGCCCACCAGTTGTGTTTTCGTTGCTTCATCTGCTACCG